TCCTCATGGTAACCCATTGTCATATTACCATATGTGGCCATGAGGTCCTTTTTATGCATACCTTCCATGTTTTTATGCATTGCAGCCATGAGGTCTTTCTTACTCATATCTTCCATTTTCTTATGCATGGCAGCCATCAAAGTTTCTTTAGTCGCATGAGCCATCTCGTCTCTCTGCTTCTCTTCTTCATCATCATCTTCTTCATCTTCGTCTTCGTCTTCGTCTTCATGTGCAGCTTCGGCTCTGACCTTCTTAATCTTTTGCATGGGATCAGGCTTGCCCTCATCCTTTTGCTGTGCATCACCAGATACCTCTGTTGCTTTATCAGCGGCAACATCAGTCGGCGAACTAGCGGCATCAGCCTTGACAACGGCTGCACCACCATCTTGCACTTCGTCATGACCCACTGTTTTTGCTTTTTTCATCTTTTCAGCAGGGACGGAACCTTTTGTGGGAGCATCGTGGGCAGCTTCTTCAAGTTCTGCCAAAACCTCCGCTTCAAGTTCCTCTATTGTTTGGTCTAATTCAGACATAGGAAGTCTCCTTTTGTTAGATAATATTTATAAATTATAATTTTTTGAGGAATTTAGCAAACTCCAATGCTTCCATATTCGCTTGCCTTTGACGCTTTTTAACATCAAACTTCTTCTTTACCTCTGCAACATGTGCTTCAATCAACGAACCATTGTTCCAAACCCACTCTTTTCCTTCCATAACACCCTCTACGAAAGCGTTTGGAGCGGAAGGGTCTGCAACAATATCAGCCGCTGCCGCAAGGTAAAAATCATCTCTCACATACTTGGCACCATTCCTCTCGTCCAAGCTTCCCATGCCTCTAGATGAAACACCTAACTTTGTTCCCTCGTCCATCAAAGTCTTGACGATTTTACCCATAGGTGTTTCTAAAATACGAGCTTCACCAAGAACATTACTGCCATCTGGCTTTAGTGATGTAACTAGGTGTGAAACTCTTTCAAGATTGACTGTAGGGCCGTCTGGATGGCCTAACTCACCAAATGCCCTATTCTCATCAACGAATTTTCTATTGTAGTTTCCTACTTCTTTCATCAACACATCTTTAGGATAGATACGACCATTACGGTTCTTGATATCACCCTGCATGAAGATGCCACGAATTTTGTAGTCTTTCTTACCGTCTTCTTTCTCTTCACAGATGTACTCTACATCTTGAATTGATTCTGAAATAAGTTTCATAGTGATTATGCTCCTGTATTTCCTACAACAACCTCTTCTACTAAAACAGCACAATCACTACCAGCGGTTTCATTTATAACTGAAATACGAAACTCTGTTTCAGCCCGGTCATATAGAAGAAGTCCTGGCCCTGTCAAGTCTTCTGTTCCTTCTTCCAGCAATATTGCATTAGCGCCCGTATCACTTTCATTATCTTGTGCGATAGGAACACCAGAAGCGAATCGTAAAGACCTGTCTACATTAGGGATTACTGTTTCCGAACTACTTGCTTTCAAGTAAAATGCGTTTGATGAAGTTGCAACTGATTGATCATCTGAAATAAGAAAAAGAGCATCTTGACCACCGAACTCTGTCACTCTAAACTGAGCGCCAGGAGATAACTTGCCAAGAGTTGCTTCATGTGCCGCATCATCGGCTGTCTGTGTTGCAGTGACCGTTCCCGCAACTCTTAAAGGTCTAAATGACATATCTTACTCCTAAGTTGACAACATTTCTTTTTCAAAGTATCTCATAAGTTCTCTTTCAGTGACACCAAACTTTTTTGACACTTCTTTTATAGTTTTCTCAAAAGTATTTAGGAAATCTGAAGGTTTAGCATCCATGATTTTGAAGATGGAATCGACTGCTTTCCGCATTTTAGGAGACAATTTCTTGTATTCCTTCGATAATTTATGCTCATCTTTCTCTACAACTGTAGTTTTATAAACCTCGTCAAGACTCTTCAGTTTCATAACTCGTATCCTTGACAAAATCATTTGCTAGTTCTTGTCTGTGGCCCTCCAATGCGTCACCAACTTTACTCATCATGATATCAGAAAACTTAGTTTCTGCTTCTAAATTATCGCCAGACTCAATGGCATCTACAATTTCTCTATTCATTTTTTACTCCTCTGGTTGCTCTTCCTCTGGAGGAACCTCTTGTGGATTATATGCTGTACTATCTTCTGGCGCTCCAGGCTCTCCAACTTTACCTGCCGCTGTGTCATCTCTTCTGATACCACCATGTGCATCAGGTAGATTTATACCACCATCTTCTGGGTCCATACCTGACTCTTTATTTATTTGCTTTTGCATGTCCTCAATCTCAAGGTCAGTCAAACGTAATACATTCTTTTGAACCCATTGTTTACTAAAGAATGTCCCAACATATGCCTCTATATTATTCAAAGTATTAATTCTATCGTTGAGAAGTTCTGCTTCTTTCAGTTCTGCAAAATGACCATCCGCCAGAAAATCATATTGAATATGTTCTTGTATGCTGGGCCAGTCATCAGGTGATATAATCGCTTTCAGCAAAAGTTGTGTCTTCAGAATATCCGTAAATAACGGAACAAACTTCTTTCGTATTCTCTGAACAAACTTTGTGAACTTGAGTTCATCACGGGTAATCTCTGTCGAGCGCCCCAAAGTGAACTGAGATTCTGCCTCTAGTCTTGAGATAGGGACATTGAGTGACCTAAACAACTTTCTTTGAAAGTAAATAATGTCCTCAATCTCTCCAAGATTTTGACCACCCGGCAGAGTTGTAATCTCTGTACCCCTACCACCTTCTCGCCGTGGAAGCCAGAAATCTTCCAACATACTCATATGATTTCTATCGTCCCTAATCTCACCAGTGGATGCATCATACACCAACTTGTTACGATAACGATTCATCACATCTTTGAGGTATTGTTCTGCTTTTACTTTTGGTAGATTACCAACATCAATGTAGAATATTCTTCTCTCTGGTGCCCGTGATAAACGATAAATCACCAAGGAATCTTCCATCATCCTTAGTTGATTGACAGGTTTGATTGCTTTATGAAGATAAGATAACACTCTACCACTATTGCCATCAATCACACCAGATGTGACATAGGAGATAGCGTCTGGATGAATCTGAATGCCTTGATTGGCTCCTGTAGAGCCTAGACCTTTTTCGTTGTAAAGAAAGAACTCATTAATCTTTTTAATCTTATCAACGCCAGTCTTTACATCTTTTTCTTTTTCAATCTTTCTTACTTTTTTAATTTTAGTGGCATCAATATATCTAAGTTCAGTTATTCCTTTTTTCGGATTTTTTTGGTCAATGATTTTATGATAGTAGATGCGTCCATCAACATACCATCTACGAAAAATATCATGACCTTTCTCGTCAAACTTGAGAAGTCGTAACACCTCATCAAATTCATCGGTGATTGCTCTTTTGATTTTGCTTGAATATGGTATATTGTCCAAAACGATTTGGACAGAAATATCTCTTTCGTTTGCAACGATACCTTCGTTTATGATATCTTCTATGGCAGTATCACACTCTGATTGTTGAGCGATATCTCTATACCGACGAATTAAATCTAGGTCAGTTCTTTCTTTTCCATCAGTGTTTAGATAAGAACTGAAAAACCCGCCACCGGCAATATCTATCGCACCATCATCAGAGGTTGGGGCGGTAAAAGATGTACCGCCCTCCTCTTTAGATTTGGTTATCTTATATCCAAAAAGTTCAGCCATGATAACTCCTACTAATTCTTATATTTAGTAGGTTTAATATTAGAAGTTCACAGCAGAGGCTTCAAAGTGTTGATATCTCCATGTGCATACGAATTGTTCAATTGCATCAGCAGACCCCGCATCCAATTCAATTGATGAGATAGAAGTTGGCCATGCACTTCTGAAAATATATGTTTTCAAAATTGTATCATCTCTGTCCAGTTGATCAACTGTTAAATCTGTCTGATAATCAGCGGCAGCCACCACACCAGTTGCTTCTGCAAGGTCATTAATACCGTTTGACCATAATTCTAATGAGGTTCTAAGAGCAAAATCAGTGTCATTCAAAAATGTCGTTGACCACTCTTCCTCAAAAGTACGGTCACCAGCAACGTAAATATTCCTACCACGAAACGGAACTGCGATTGCCGGAAGGGTGAAAGCTGGCAGATTTGATGCTCTACACAAGAATGATGCTCTACGAACATCTAGTCCTGTAGCAATACCAGACGGTGGCGTGATTGTGACCCTAAACTGGTTTGCTCTTGCACCACCACCGATAAGTTGTGCTTTGAAGTCGTCTATTTGTGCCATGTGAAGTTACTCCCTAAAAATTAAAAGCTTCCAACTACTTCTGAGAATTCCACACCAGTGCGAACTGCTACGAAATTGAGTGTGATAAAGTTAATTGACCTTGCTGGTTTAATAAAGATATCACCAATAAACTCATTCCTATCTATAACCTCACCAGTGTTGTTCGTATCATCACAGACTACTTTGAAATCAAAGATACCTCTACGACCTTGAACATCTCTCAAGAAAGGCTCAACCAAGTTTCTAAACTGCGCTCTTGTAAATTCATCGTTGAACTCAAAGAGTTGGAACTTAGCGGCGGTTGCAATCGCTTTCTCTAGAACCAAGAACAGTCGTCTTACGTTAATTCTATCGAACGCACTTGGTTTTGCGAGTGCCGTTTTATCACCAAACAAAGTAACACCTTGGCCTGGGAAATCAACAACAGGATTAATTCTTGCTCTGTAAAGTTGATCTCTTTCAGATTTCTTTGGTGAATATGACAATTTAATTGCACCTCTGACAAGGCCTCGATTTAGACCAGCCGGTGAGAACCAAGGATCAGCAACATTGTCTGTGTAAGCACAAAGTCCTGCCGTGTCACCATTCAGAGGAACGAAACGGAACACATCATTGTATTTGTCATACATGTATTTGTATCCACTATCGAATACAACGTATGATGACGATGGGCAAAGATCAAATGCTTCAACAACATTTTCTGTGGCTGTATTTGAACTTGCGACACCGACTGTTGCTGCCCGATATGGAGAAACAAACGCAACACAATCTCTTCTTTCATCAACCAAGGCTGTAAGCATGGTAACATGCGTATCTTGTGAGGAAGCAGTGT